TACTAATAATAATACTAATAATAATACTAATAATAATACTAATAATAATACTAATAATAATTCTAATTTTAATTATAATACTAATATTCAATATAATACAGACAATTATCTAGAAAATAATATCAAACCTGATTTTATATTAAAAAATAATATAGCAATAATATCAAAATTATTTAAAAAAATTTTATCATTAACTAGTTCAATAAATGATGAGTTAGTTGTTTATTTGGATAATATAATAAAGTTTCAAAATATTTTAATTGATATTAAAGAAAAATGTTATTATAAAAAAGAAGATAATTATAATAATTCTTTTAAATATGATTATGACAATATTTTATTAATAATTGATAAATTTATATCAAAAAAAAAATACATTACAAAATTCTTAGATTATAATGAATCAATGTTACTAGAAAAGTTAAATGGTAATCAAAAAGATTTATTGAAAATATTTTAAACAAATTTTTATTTTAATATTTTAAACAAATTTTTATTTTAATATTTTAAACAAATTTTTATTTTAATATTTTAATATTTTAATATTTTAATTAATTTTTTACTAGTATAATTTTTTTCTTAACTTTTCGTGTTTTTTTTATATTATTGTTAACATCATTGCTAATAGCAATATTAAAGTATTCATCTATTAATAATTGTTTAATAAAATCATATATTTTATATAACGTTTCTTCATCTGTTTTACCAACAATTAAAATACTTCCTGTTCTAAATATCATATATGATATTGTATTTTTATTAATATCACTATAATAAACACACTGGATGCCAGGATATGAGCATGGATCATAACAAGCATTAATTTTGTATTTATTTCTTAATAAATCAAATAGTTCTTCACGATTAATATAAAACCCACAATTAAAATTAGAGTTTATCAGAACATTTTCAGCTACTTTATCATTTTTAAAATGTATATTTGGATTTAAATATATTTTAAAAATAGATAGTATTTTATCTAATATAATATTTAACATTTCATCATTTTGTAAACCAGGAATTTCTATTTTCCCAGTATTAAATACTTTAATATGAAATTCTCTAAAATTATTTTCATATACAATTCGTAATGTAATTACAAAGCAATTATAAAAAGCACTTTTTTCCTTTATTTTAGAATATAAGATGTCTTTTTTATTAATGCCAATACTAATTTTTCTAACATCTTTATATTTTATACGACCATTCGGATTATCTATTTTATTCAATATATGAACTTTATAGTAATTATATGTCTTTAATATTTCATCTATTTTTTCAGATTCTTCTGTATTGGTAATAGAAATTTTAATCTGTTTTTTTATGACACCATCTTCCTGTGAATTATAATCTACTACAGGAATTTTCCAAAATATATCATATATATCTATTGGTATAGATAAAAACAAAATTTTTGTTTTGGTTGAAATATATAATGCCGAAGGTTTAGGAATATCATTAGTTATATTATTTTCTTCATTAATTTCTGGTTCTTGAGTATTGGGTATTTCATTATTATTTATAAAATTTATCCATTCTAAATCTATATCCATATTGTTATTAAAATAATTATAAAAAATATATTTAATCAATTATTATTAAAATATTTTTTCTTTAATAGTTATAATATAATGTATTCGTTTCTAACAGAAGAAATAACTAATAGTAATATTAATAGTAATATTAATAAAATAATAATTAAAAATAAAAATGTAAAATTAAATTTAATGGAAAAAAAAATAGTATATGATTTTAATAAAAAATTTAATTATCTTAATACAGATATTAACAATATAAATAATGATATTGAAAATAATTTAGAAGAATTTGATTTAAAATTTAATATATTTAATCCTGCTAAAAATTCACCACCCAGTGATTGGGAAAATCGTTTAATTACACGATTAAACATATGTGACAAATAAAAATAAAAATAAAAATAAAAATAAAAATAAAAATAAAAATAAAAATAATGTTTGTTAAGTTTTAATTAAAAAATACAAAAAATTTATTTTATAGACAATATTACCATTATTAATATTATGAACTATGTGTTCTAGATTAGTAATAATTTTATTATTTAATTTATCTGTTTTGTAATATAATATATAATATATATAATTTATTATTATATTATTTTTATCCATTTCATATAATCTCTCTAATTTTAATATTTCTTTCAAAAAATCATTGCTATTATTGTTTATATTTATTTTAAATAGTTTATTTAAAATATCATTATCCATAATATTTTTTTTTTTAAAACTGTTTTTTTGTAAATAATTAACCATGCTTCTAATATCATTATTAAAATAAGATATTGTTTTATTAATTGTATCGGAAGACAAATTTAAATTTTCATTAATATTTATATTATTTATAAATTTAAATGTCTCATCTTTAGGTAAATTATTAAAGCGAATATTAATAAATTCATTTTTTAAAGAATTGTCTATTTTACTAATATAATTACATATTAAACAATAACATATTTTTTTATTATACATTTGTATAATATATTTTAAAGCTTGTTGAGCAGATTTGGTCATATAATCCACTTCATCTAAAATAATAAATTTATAATCACAATCAAATAAGTTATTTGTTTTTATAAAATTAAATATATTGTTTCTAATTACATCAATACCTCTATCATCAGAAGCATTTAAATGAATTATAGATGAATTATTTTTTATATTATTTTTATTTTGAAATGATCTAATTATATTTAATATTGTAGTAGTTTTACCACATCCAGGTGGACCATAAAATAATAAATTAGGAAAATAATTAATATCGATAATATTATTGAGCAATATTTTGTTATTTTCTTCTAAAATTATATCTTCAAAATTATTTGGTCTATATTTTTCAGTCCAAGGAATTTCATTCATTATAATAATTAGTATATATGCTTAATTTATCTTTAACATATTTTAAATAATTACCACTTCAAAATTTTACATAAATATATTATTAAAACTACTTAAATTATATTATAAAATAGATATTATAAATGATTAAAAAAAAAGGCAGAAAACCTAAATCATATTACGAAAATTTAAAATTGGATAATAGCTTAAATCAAATTAATAATTTAGAATCTAATAATACAATAATTAATAATACAGATAAACTACCAGAAGAAAAAGTAGTTAAAAAACGAGGTAGAAAACCAAAAGGTGGTAAAATTGTTGAAGTAGATAAATTATCTACTAATAAAATACCCACGCCTAATATTATATTACATTTAAATTGTTTTTCCAATGAAATAGATGATTTAGATAATATTAAATATGATCCCAATATTAACAATATAAACAATTATAATATAAATGATGTTAATAGCCTTAACTATAATTATATAGATAATACGCAAATTAGTAATAATAGTAATAATAGTATTAATAGTATTAATAGTAATATTAATGCTAATATTAATACTAATATTAATACTAATATTAATACCAATACTAATACTAATACTATTATTAATAATATTAATAATTGTTATGAAATTAGTAATGTGATTAAAACAGATATTTTTAAAGAAGAAAGTATAATAGAAAATAAAGATGAAATTATTAAAGATGATATAAATAAGAATGAATTAAGTAATAAAAATATTTCAAAAAAATTAAAAGAATTATATATCAAATTAAAACATAAAGATATTGATACAAAAGCATCATGTTTTTGGTGTACATATCCTTTTGACAATGAAGCTATATATATACCAAAATACGAAGTTAACAAAAATATATTTTGTTACGGAAATTTTTGTAGTCCGGAATGTGCTTGTTCTCATTTAATGAATGAAAATATTGATTCATCTAGTAAATTTGAAAGATATTATTTATTAAATAATATTTATGGTAAAATTTATAATTATGATAAAAATATAAAACCTGCCCCCAATCCTCATTATTTATTAAAGAAATTTTATGGTAATTTAGATATTCAAGAATATAGAAAATTATTAGAAAATGAAAGATTGTTATTAGTAATAGATAAACCATTAACAAGATTATTGCCAGATATTCATGAAGAAAATGAAGACACTATTATAAATTCTAAAATCAGATTTTCTTCTTCTAATAAAAGATAAAAAAAAACAATTTTTTATAAAATTTTTTATAAAATTGTTTATAATATTATCAAAACAATTTAAAATATTATAAACAAAATAAAATAATGGATAATACAAATTTTAGTAATCATTTTACATCATTTGATAGGGATATTAATAATAGTATTGCTAATTTTAAAAAAAATATTACAAGTGATATTAATGTAATCGTAGAAAAAAATAATACTTATTTTGAATTATTAGAAAACATAAAAACTTTACTTCTTAATTTACCTGAATATAAAAGTTTAGTAAAAGAACACGAAGAACTAAAATTAAAATATGAAGAATTATTAAATAATGATAAAATAAAAAACAATGATAAAATAAAAAATAATGATAAAAATATTAAATTAGACGTAACACCATTAGAAAAAGAAGAAAATATTTCAAATGTGGTTAAATTAAATGAAGATAATGATTATATCGAAAATATAATTGAATCAGATAATGAGGAACAAGAAGAAGAACAAGAAGCAGAAGAAACAGAAGATGAACAAGAAACAGAAGAACAAGAAGCAGAAGAAGTAGAAGAAGAACAAGAAACAGAAGAACAAGAAGTAGAAGAAGAACAAGAAACAGAAGAACAAGAAGCAGAAGATGAACAAGAAACAGAAGAAGTAGAAGAAGATGATGAACAAGAAACAGAAGAACAAGAAGCAGAAGATGAACAAGAAGATGATGAACTAGAAGATGAAGAAGAAGATGAACAAGAAGAAGAAGAAGACGATGAAGAAGATGATGAACAAGAAGATGAAGAAGAGGAGCAAGAAGAAGAGGAAGAAGAAGATGAAGAAGATGAAGAAGAGGAAGAAGAAGATGAAGAAGAGGAAGAAGAGGAAGAAGATGAAGAATTAGATCTATTAAATATAAATGGTAAAGAATATTATATTAATGAAAAAAATAATAATGTTTATGAATGTTTACCTGATGAAGATATTGGTGAATATTTAGGTAAATTAAAAAATAATAAAATTGTTAAAAAATAAATATATTAATTATAATTAAATAAAATAAGATTCGTCAGTATTTTCTATATTATATGAATAATCTATATTATTAGCATGATTTATATTATTGGCATAATTTATATTATTATTAATTAGTTTTATTAATCTAATTAATTCTACTTTATTAAAATTTAAATTAAGGTTTTCAATTAGATTATTTATTTTT